ATTCTCAAAGGTAATATAAGCAGTTTCTACCTGTAAGATATAAACTTCATGACCTACTTTTTTAGCTTCTTCTTCAAACCTTTTTGCAGTATGAAATTTTGGAACTTCCTTTTTATTTTGAGAACGTAATGCTCCAGAAGAAATTACAAGAATACGATACTTATCTTCCTTTGCTTCTGTTATGAAGGACTTGAACTTTTCCATTACAGTTTCACCATTGGTGCAATTTGTTTTGCTATCAGAACCCCAGCATCATGATCAGATGGAAAGTGCCAACCTGCTTTTACTCGACCTTGACCGCACTCTTCAGCTGCAGCAATCAATCCCTTCTTATGATCTGGATATATTTTAATATAGTGTTCAGCAACTAAACGAGACTGCACACTGTGTCCACTTGGATAGGAAGGTGATTGCATACTGTCGGATGTAAAATCCATATGATTGATATCCATTCCTAATTCTTTTGCCAATTCCCAAGGTCTAATTCTTTGGAATTTATTTTTGTAAAATCTACTAACACCTGCACCAGTTTCAACCATTTTTGATATATCTTCGGTATTGTAAGATAAATCATTATCCTCAAGATAGTCTCTAATAGCATAAGTCGCAACCATATCATGTTCCTTAATACTGTTAATATCTTTTTGTGTTTTATTAGAACCCATCTCTTTTACTATTGATAATTCAGTTTTGACTTGAGGACCACTATTTCTTGGCGGTTCAGGCACAGATACCTTTTTCCAATCTTCACCTTTGAGAAGAGGAGTCGGTTTCTCTTTCACTTTATCATACTTTAAAGAGTCTATATCTTTTTGTTCGTTAAAGTGTAGAGTAAACCTTTTCATCCTTCTTTTTTCTTCCCAATGTTGTATTTGGTTTCTAGTGTCCAATCGCCTTTCTCAGAGTATGACAATACCTTAATCTGACTAAGAGGAGCCATCTCACCAAGTTCACCGATAATATTGATCAGGCCCCAATCCTTCAACAGATTTGCAATCGTATTTCTACGAGAAATATCATTGATTGTCAGATTGGTGTTCTTGCCGTCCAGAGCAAAGAGCTCCTTAAAATGCACAATGAAATATCGTCCCTGCTTGTGCAGAATATGGCACGACTGATATAGTTTCTTTTCTTTACGAGAAGCAACGCCAATGCGAGATAAAGTCTCTCTTACCTTCAAAAAGTCATCGGGCTCTTTCAACCCAACTTCTAACATGTGCTCCTGTGTCCAGTTAATTTCTTCCATTTTTTCCACCTTTATATAATCTTTTTCTTATGGCAGAAATTTGTTCCTCAGACAATATATCAAGAGCGGCTTTTGCCTTTGCATTATTATACCCATAGAACTCTTTAACATACTCAAGGTTTTCTAATTTCGTCGCCTTCAACCACGGAGTAAATCTCTTCCTTGGCCTCAGACTATTTAGTAAAAAGTCAAATTGCATTTTCTTATCAACATTTGGTAGTTGATTGATCTCATTCACCAACATAACGGTATCGGGAAATGGTGCAACGCACTTGTTGACAATGAATGGGGGATACTTGCGTTCCCATTCTTCATCGTCACCATCCATCAGAGGTTCTTTAGTTTGATTGATAGCCTTGAGATATTCTTTTAACTCATACATCACGATTACACTTAAATACGATCACACTTCTCAGTTCATAACACTCACGGGTAACAGGCATTGCCATATGGTGTAGGTGAGCATCAAATATAACAAGACTATTACCAACATAAGGAATAAGTTCACCATCAATGTAAGTGCCACCACCCCACTCAGGTTTCCAATCCATTCGTGGATAGTAAATCATTGTGAAATCACCATCATCTGTATGTATTACAGGTTCAATACCATGCGTGTGTGCGTTTACATATATGCGTTTATAACCTGTAATGTTGAAACTCTTTTTAAAATCATATTTGTACATCGCAGCTGTCCAAATAGGCATCACAAACTCGAAACCATTTGCAATTACTTGTTGTCCGTTTTTTCCACAAAGACGATGCCAATGTTTACTAGGGTGTGACTTCCAACCTTCGTGACCTCGGCGTGGAGTCTTAGGACCACCTCTAGAATGATAATCGTATTTCCATGCTACATTTTTCATTTCTGAGTCAATTAATTCAGCAACATGATTTTCCACCACATCATTATGTACTGTTATCATCGTTTTCTTCCTTCCAAATTCTTTGTTCATCATGATTTGCATAAGCAAGATCAATAAGGTCATTTCTCAAAGGACCATCTTTAAGTTTTATAATCCCCGACCTTCTATCTTTCGGAAGCTTACAAAATTCATAAACAAGAGTTTCTGCCCACTCACCAATCAATTCTTTAATTTTATCTCTCTCATCAAGAGAAACAGTCTTGTGTTTAAAATGTGCTGTTCCATAGATTGAATGAAACAAACCAGCTTTACACAGATCATCAGAAGAACCTCTTTCTGATAATAGTGCGCTAACAGAAATCAAATGATGTAAAAGATTTCTAGTGCCTTTACTATGTTTTTGTTTATCACACCCAACTTCTTTTAGATATTTTATCAGGGGAAGAAACATTTTTCTAAATTCTTCATCGTCATCTGGTTGTTCTGTAAGAACCACTTTCGTGTCAGTCATTTGAACTTTGCCCTTCCCATAATCTCAGTGAGACACGCCAACATGTTTATTTCCAAGTCTGCTACGAAAGCCGCTTTATACTGGTACTCACCAAGGATAACAACCACATGAGGAATGCTGCTAGGATCAACATACTCGTATAGGTTATCGTAAATGCTGCGAAACAACTTATCAGGATCATTATCCAAACTATCGACAACCCATTTGCGAACATTGGTGAACTCCTTTTTCTTCATCATACCCATTAGGTCTTTGATGTTCTTATCACCAAGATTTACCAAAATACCAGCGTCAATATCACCAGATACAGAATACCGTTGTAGTTCATTCAGAACTTTACGCCAGTCTGGAAAGTGAGTATTTATAAGTTGTACAATAACCTTTTCATTGTACTTGATTTGATTCTCATCAAGGATTTGTAAAACTCTTTTAAAAAATTGTTGTGCAAGTTTAGGTTTCTCATTTTTAGGAATTAAAAAGTCAATTACACTGCACCGCGATTGCAGAGCAGGGATAATACGGTTCTTGTAATTACATGTCAGAATGAATCCACAGTTCTGATGAAACTCTTCAATAAAGCCACGAAGTGCTGGTTGTGTAGATTGTGGATTTAGATAGTCTGCCTCATCAAGGATGAGATACTTTTTGCCACCGTCAAGCGACACAGTGGACGCAAAGTTTTTTATCTTGGTTCTGAGAACGTCAATACCTGACTCCTCAGAACCGTTGATAAACATGTAGGTTGCACCAATCTGTTCCAGCATAGCCTTTGCAGCGGTTGTCTTACCAACGCCCGGACCACCTGATAAAATCAGATTGGGTAATGTCTCTTTGTCAACAAAAGACTGCAAAGAGGTTTTTAGAGTCTTAGGGAGTACGCATGACTCTATGTCCCGTGGCCGATATTCTTCGACCCACAAAAATTGATCCATAATATAAATTCCTCAAGTTAGCCATTGTACTTAGATTCTGGTTCCAGTGCAATCCAATACTGAACACCAAGTTTAGTATTACTAAAGTGACTAATCTTTTTAGAGGAAACTTCAACGTCATATGCACCGGGCATAACTTTTAGGTTATCAACCTTAAACCAGAACTTATACTCTGCATCTACATCACCAACATCCAGAGATGTTTCAAATGCATTTGCAGTGCTGTTCTTCTTATCAGTGACCATCAACTTACCGTCAGTAAGTGCCATATCAGGAGCACCAATAACTGCTGCAGCCTTGGTGATTTCGTTAAGTGTATCACTTGACAGGTTAAACGTCAGTTCAGTTGAGGGCATCGAAATCTCTTTAGATGGAGTCGTCACCACGGATGGGTCAGAGAACCAATACTTGAGAGACTTCGATGTTCCCTCTTCTGTAATAATAACAAAGTCATCATTAAACTCTAGATCAGGTTTACCGAATAGAGAGAGTGCCGATAGGAACTCATTCAAGTCATAGATTGCAAAGTCACTAGGGAATTCCTCAGTGACATCAGCCTTTGCCACGATATTCTTCATCGCAGACATTGTAGAAAGACTAGACCCAGCCTTTACCATAAGATTGGCATTGATTGTAGAAAAGTTTTTCAGAACGGAAATCGTTTCATTAGATAGTTTCATTTTTCACCTTCAAGTTCATTAATGTATAGAGCGATAATACCATAGTGA